GTTCTAAAGAGCCTGCGAGAATGGATCATGTGCAAGGTAATTCACCATGGTACAAACATGATGCTGATTACTCTAGAACTGCCTCACCTGCTGTATCAGAGGATTTCTTCTGTTTCCTGAAAAATAACCCAAGATTTTTGTGGGATGGCATAGACAAGCTTCCCAGAACATCTAGGTTTAAACCCATGTCCTTTGAAGACGCGTTGGAAGGATTTGATAAATCAACATCGAGTGGACTCATAGGAAAAGTGAAGAAAATTACTAGACGGCAACTCATGGAAACGGAAAAAGGAAAGGAAATACTACGCAACGCGGTGAACGAGTACGTCGAACTGGCAGATAAAGGACACACCCCAGCAATTCCCGTTATTGAAAATCTGAAAGTGGAACTTAAAGAGAAAGGAAAATACCCAAGAGTGTTTCTAAATAATGATTTTGCACACGCAGTTTGGACAAAGATGTATGTTGGGGAAAGTGTCAACTATCTCAAGAAACATTTTGGCAACACATCTGTGATGGTGGGATTGAATGTTCACGGAAGAGACTGGTTGTTGCTTCACGATAGAATGTTTAAAAGACCCAACACGAAACTTATCGGAGGTGACATGTCAAACATGGATTTATCCTGCCACCCTATAATGAACAAAGTATTTTTCCATTACATCAATTCTTTTTATGAACATAAAAAAGGAACTTTTGAGTACAAGCAGCTGCGTGCGGTGATACGGAGTATATCAGTACAGGTACGCTTTAGAAAGCGCAGAAAATTTTGGGTTGATAGGGGACATTCTTCGGGACATTACTTGACAACACTTTACAACTCTTTTATAATGTATGCTACACATAAATGGATATACTATAAGTTGGGACTGGAAGAAAAGTATGGAAGGTTTGCCGATGTAATAGATCTTATAACGTATGGGGATGATACTCTAGGTTCTGTACCAAAAAGCGTATTGAAAGACTACAACATGCAAATTCTGTCCGTGCAGATGATGAAATGTTTTGGTATGATATACACTGATCCAAACAAGTGTTTAGATGTACCCACGCATCTCAAAAGACGCGAAGTTACTTTCTTAGCTCGGGGATTTGTTAAGAATCCAGAAGGACGTATGCTCGCTCCCCTAGCAAACGATTCCATCTATGGAATGCTTCTATGGGTTCGGAAAAATGCAGACCAATCTATAACGGACCAACTGAAAGTAAATTTGGGCGTAGCGTTCCAAGAAAAATATCATCACGGAAAAGATGAATACGAGAGGTTCTCTTCTCAAATTCGCAAAATATTAGAACGAGAGGGTTTTGATTTTACTGTACCGAAGTATAATCAGTACTCTATTCGACATGACATAAAACAATCTGAGATATTGTACGCGCCAAGCGTGCAGCATCTCCAGTGAGTTAATTAACAGC